TATGCAAACGCCTGTGCGTAAGTGCCATACCAAACAGAGTTAATACATACAAATGAAAGTATGTCTAAGCCTGTGGAAGCAGTTGTTGTGATTGTGGGTGCAGTGCCCCCCGGCCATTTAACACCTGTAAATGTCGCTGTGCGTGATCCTGTCCCGTCTTGAATCAATTTAACAATAAACGATGTGCCTGACGTTGCCGTGGGCATGGTAAACGTACAGTTACCAGTCAATGTGTAGCTAAGAACAGTTCCTGATGCCAATGACAAAGTAACTGCTGTACCTGAATTAGTAATTGATGGTGCAGTTTCTAAATATGCTGTAATTGTAGGATTTGTAAGCGTTTTGTTAGTTAACGTCTGACTAGAACCAAGATTTACTAATGTGTCTGTTGCCGCAGGAAATGTATAGGAATAAGCACCAGACACTACAAATGTAGATGCATAGTTTCCTGATATTGTGATTGTGCTTGCGGCGTTATTTGCTACGCCTGTACCACCAGACGTAGGGGCAAGAGCTGTACCTAAACTTACAACGCCAGCACTGCTGATGGTCATAGCATCTGATGCGCCACTATTAACAACAAAGTGAATAGCGTTTGATGTTGTTGTACCAATCGCCAAATCAGAAGTTGTTGATGTCAAATAAACATTATTTGCACCACTCAAAGAACCAGTACCACTAAATCCTGAAGAATTGATACCAAAGTCACCATAGTAAGTTGTGGCTGTACTAAGATTATTGGTAACGACTACGTCTGCTGATGCAGATGCACCGTTGTTGGTGTTTTGAATCTCCATCTGGATGTAACCATTTTGACTAGATTGCATAGTCAAAATATGGTTTACATCTGAGTATCCAAGTGTTCCATATGAGTAAACACCCTTTGAACTAGATGCTGTAATTGTTCCGCTTGATACATAATTAGTGGCTGATAGTGATGTTCCATCCCATGTAAATGAGGATGAACCTGCAAGAGCACCAGATAAATTGTATTGAACTTGGGTTGTTGATCCACCAACTGATCCAGTAGCCTTTGATGCAATAGTCTGCACAGTACCAGTATTGTCTTTATAGAAAAGCTTTCCATCAGTATAGTTAATGGCTAATTCGCCATTTCCTAGATTGGCTGCTAATGGCACATTTGTAGTGGTACCACTGTTATAAAGATATATGGGTGTGTAATTCGTTGCTGCCATGTTTTATTCCTTAAAAAGTCCCACCGTTCACGCCATAAGCAGTGTTTGTTCCACCATTAGCAATTGGCAAAATACCAGTCACTTGAGTTGTCAAATTGATTGTTCCAAGTGTCTGTTTTAATGCACCGCTTGCATCTGTTGTTCCATCTGTTGACCATGTGTCATTGACGTTCAAGGTCACCTTGGCAATCACCCTCAAAGTACCGTTGTCATTATAGGTAACGGTAATTGTATTGGCAACGGTATCGCCATTTTGGATGTAAATTGTCTTGATGAGTCGTCTTGTCGAGGAAGCTGGGGCTGATACCAAAGTCACTTGTGATGTGCCATTCAATGCACCGTCACTTGATCCTTCCGTAAAAGCCGTTCCTGTGTCATCAGAATAGGCGGTTACATAGCTTGGATTGGTCGTGGTCGCGGCTCCCGCCATCGCCACTGTAATTGATTTGGTTGTTGCGTCTAAAACTAGCATGACGACCCTTTAACGAGAAATAAACCACGCATAAGCGTTGGCTGATGAAGATGAACCGCCACCACCCGTAGACGCAATTGTAATGCTTCCACTTCCATTTGTAATGGTAATGTTGCTACCAGCAGTCAAAGTTGCGTTACTGTAATTCGTGCCATTTCCAATTAACAATGAACCATTGGGTGGAGTTGTTGCCAGTCCAGTTCCACCGTTGGCAACACCCAAAGTACCTGCAAGGGTAATAGCTCCTGTTGTTCCAGTGCTTGGGGTTAATCCTGTAGTGCCTGCGCTGAATGAAGTAACTCCACCAGTAGACGCTGCCCACGTTGCAGTCGTTCCGTTTGACGTTAAAACATAACCGTTGGTGCCAATTCCTAACCTTGTAGCGCTATTTGTACCATTTCCAATGATCAAATCACCTGTTGTAGTGATTGGAGATAGTGCATTAAACGCGCTAGAAGCTGTTGTTTGTCCTGTACCACCGCTTGATATTCCCAGTGTCCCAGCAAGCGTTATAGCGCCTGTTGTGGTGGTTGATGGGGTCAATCCACTGAGTGATGTTTGAAAAGATGTAACGCCACCAGCAGTTCCATTGGCTGCTAAGGTAATCCTACCTTGCTGATCAACGGTAATGTTTGCGTTTGTGTATGACCCAGGGGTTACTGCCGTATTTGCCAAAGCAACTGTTACACCAGTGGTTCCGTTATAGAATCCACCTGAAAGTCCTGTGCCAATCGTCAAAGAACTGATGTTTGATCCCAAGGACGCCCCTGAAATCGTACTATTGATCAATGAAGAATTGCCAATGTTTGTCAGTGTATTTGTTGTCCCACTGATGGTTTTGTTTGTAAGGGTTTGAGTTCCTGACAAAGTTGCAACCACAGTAGTGTCAATTGCAATTGTTCCTGTTGCGGTAATAGTTCCACCAGTCAATCCAGTGCCAGCGGTAATTGAAGTTACCGTACCAGTACCTGCAACAGATGTCCAAGTTGGAGCGCCTGATCCCGAACTTGTTAAAACCTGTCCACTAAGACCTACGGAAGTTAGCGCATAGATTGATCCATTACCGTAAACCACTGCCCCAGCGGTTGGAGTATTTGATGTTCCTGTTCCACCATAAGCCACATTCAATATGCCACCCAATGTGATAGCACCTGATGTTGGTGAATTAGGTGATAAACCTGTAGTTCCACCACTGAATGTGTTCACAACTCCAGTGCCTGATGCTATTGCACTTTGCACAAAAGCAGTCGTTGCAATCTGTGTTGTATTTGTTCCCGTTGATGCGGTAGTAGCTGTCGGGGTTCCTGACAAAGCAGGGCTGTTTGCCAAGACCACTGCACCCGTACCTGTAGTCGATGCGTTTGAGGCTGATGTAGCCCTTCCATACGCATCAAATGTAACCGTGGGTAGTGTGTATGTGCCTGATGTGATTGAAGTCGTTGTGAGCCCAATTTGAGGGCTTGTAGTGCCATTGTTGACGGTAATTTGTCCACCAACGCCAGTGACTGCAACCGTGCTCAGTGATGTGCCACTCAAAGCCAACAAACCTGTGCCTGTTGTGCCAACTAAGTTTTGTAAAACAGTTGAAAGGCTGATCGTTGGGTTGCCTGTTGTGCCATCAGGATTGGCAATTGATACGCCAGATCCGCTAGAAGCAATCTGCACATTGGTCAAGGTTGTGCTATTTGTCTTGACTTGAATGCCGTTACCAGAAGTAAGCAAAGAAGCCAAAGCGCCAGTCACAGCAATGGTATAGCTACCTTGAGCACCACCATCGGTTGTGGTTAAACCAGTGCTGACTGCAATTTGTCTGCTATTGGCCAAACTTGTTTGTTGGCCAACGGTCAAAAATGTCTGTGTTTGTGTGGGCTGAACCGCAATAGCCCCAGTCGTGGTTTGAACCGTCACCCCATTTTGAACAATAGGAACTGACTCATTACCAGTCAAAGCACTTGCTTGAGGCAATTGGGTGATTGTTACTTGTCCACTCATGTTATTGGCTCGTGTTGGGGCTTGGGCTTATGATGTTAATGTTGTCGTTCTGTTGTGGAATATCGTTTCCATTCTGAGTGCTAATGTAGACTTCAGAGGGATTGCCTCCAGGTATATTTGTCCCCGTAGGCGTAACGACCAAACCATTGTCATTTGCAGCAACACTGACATCGGGTCTTGGGAATTGTAAGGTAATTCTTTCGGTTTTCCTAGCTGGTAATCTATAGGGATCTTTTTGATCTGCACACCCTTCTTGACACACCCGTAGACCAGGGAAATTTGGATCAGGCATGGCCTGAATAATTGGTCTTTTCATTTTGCAACGGTCGCAAATGAAGATCGCAATTACTGCGTTTCCTGTGGTGTCTAGAAAGCGTGGCATGCTTACCTTGTGTAGACTGAAATGTTGGGAGCGAAGTAAATCGGAGACTTATCGCGCTCTTCATTCTCAGCCATGATAAAGTAATTATTGGCTTGAGTTTCCAAATACTGAATCCGTGCAATGTCAACCGCAGGCAGTATCAAGCTCATCTGATGAGCTAGTAAATACTGAATGGCTTGATTCCAACGTTGAGGAATCTCCAACTGACCATTCAATCCACCCACATCATCAATTTGGCGTGAATACCAAATAGTCATTTGAATGAACGCATCACTTGGGGCTGGCCACAGAGTGATCTTTGCCTGTGGGATTGTTCTGTTGAACCAATACTGATAAGGCTGATTGGCTGTGAAATTCTTGTTAGGCAGATTGGTATAGTCGTCACGGTTCAAGCGAGCCATGGTGACTTCAGTGGAGTTGTTGCCAAGGTACCATTCACGCAAAGCCAAAGTTGTTCCGCCTGTGGCTTGAAAACGGTAGTATTGCGCTGTGGCACCAGGGTCAATATCTTGGAAAATCCACTGACCATCGGTCACTGTGACGTTTGTACCCGTGTACAAGGTCGTCCAAGTCGTTCCATCATAGGAATATTGAAAGCTGTAGTTCCATGTTGCAGATCCACCGTTGGCAACGTATGGCATAAAGCCAATAGATCCAATGTAAATGCTGTTGTTTGTACCGTAATTGACTGTGTAATTGCCATTTGGCACAGTCATTTGGTTGTACGTCTGTGTGTTTTGATCGTAAATGTAGGCTGTGCTACTGCCATCGCTTGCAGAATATGACCCACTAGGGCGGTTCATCGTGCGATAGAGCGCATTTAAGACATCAACTCCACCTACGGGTAGCAAATACTCGTACTGGTCTGGAATCAGGCCATAAACCTGTTTATTGATCGCCCAATAGTTGATGCCCTGATTGATCAGGTTGCTAAGGACAAAGAACAAGGCTTGCTTGGAACCCTGAACTTGCTCACTCGTCAACTCTTCAGCCAGTTTGCCCGACAAGCGAGCACCCTGATCAATGAAGTTTTGAACTGTGATTACTGTCTGTCCAATTGTTCCGCTGTAAGCCATTGTTAATCCTTACCAGCACTTTTTGTGTTTAGAATTTGTTTCGTGTGTACTAACTTTGCAATGTTTTAAATTGATTTTTCCACTTTTTTCATGGTGTTCAGCTTTATGTTTAACGCTTCCACCCTTTTTAAAAAATTGTCCTTGGTCACCTTGACCAGGGTTTGCAAACCTTCCAACATCAGAATCATTAGCCAAAAGATCTTGAGCATATTTCATTGCAGTTTGTCGATTTGCATTAATTGGCAAAACTGTATTGTATTTTGACAAAGGTAAATCACCATTTGCCATGTTTACATCTTCTTTAATGGACTGGTATTGTGCTTTAGGTGACAAATGATTGCCTGGCATAGGAATATCAGCAGGGTCTCTTTGAGCATATGAATTAATTAAATCCAATTGTTGTTGGATTCTTTCAGGACTTGAATTGATACTAAACCCACCCATAATTTTCTCCTATTACCACCCTGGGCAGTTCCAACGCTTCAATGATGCCTTTGCTCTTGGCGCATCACCTGAAGCATGCTTAACTACCCCTGACATTCTTGCACAAAATGAATCTTTCCTAGCACCACCTTGAGGCTGAGGAGCCTTTAAATGGCTTCCAGTCTCTCGATTGTACTTAGCCCTACCCTTGGCAGTCAGCCCTGCTCCTTGATCAACTGAGAGCTTCTCACCGCGTCCTACGGCTAGAGATGGGCCACCCTCTTTGAGTTTAGCCGTTTTAGCTGATTCACGGAAAGCTTCAGCAGTCGGTGCGCCCTTAGAGCCGACCTTACGCATTTTTTCACCAGAGCCATGAGCAATTCTCTCTTGTTTTCTATGAATATTGGCATAAAGTCCGTTCTTCATTACCAACACCCTTTGTGTTTTGAATTCTCATGATGAGTGGAAACGTTACCACCATGAGCCTTTTTAGCGTGTCTTTTTACACTGTAGGCAATCGCCACTGCCTGCTTCTGGGGCTTGCCTGCGTGAATCTCAGCTTCAATGTTGTGCTCAAAAGCTTTTTTGGATTTGGATTTGGTTAAAGGCATGATTAGGTTCCTACTCCAGTAACATTGTTGTTGGCTTGAATCAATTTTCCATTTACAACTAAACCTGCTCCAATAGTACCCGTACTTGCTTTCAATTGAAATTGCAAATCGTACTTTTGCGTGTATTTAAAAGGATTTGGCCGTGTAATTGTAAAGATTGAAACAAAAGGCTGTTGCAACACACTTAATGTTGTACCAGTTACATTGTTTGTAGCAACCACGTTATACGTCACAATCGTGCTACTTGTGTAGCTATTGGATGTATTAATTTCAACTTGATCTAAATAGAAATCATAGTTTGCAGGAACGCTATACCAAGCATTTTGAGACTTACCAATACCTACGTTGATTTGAGCGTAAGTTGTGGTGCTTACTTTGATTGTGATTTGACCAACATTGGTTGTTTGACCAGAAGCTGGAGTTGCCAAAAACAAATTATTGATTCTTAAATAACTATTAACAGTGGTAGTTCCACCTGTTGCAATAGTTACTGTTTCTGAAATTTGATTCCAGTTTGCATCTAAACCAACTACAAGAACTGTAGCTCCATTGTCAGAAGCAGATCCACTAGCAACCGTCATTGTGGATGCCGAGGATGGAAAAGTGTATGCAGATGCGTTTTCCCAAACTGCAATTGATGAAGTACCAATAGAAGGCTGGTAACCAAAAATACTAACTGTGCTGTGGCCTTCAATTTGTCCACGAGCTACTTGAAGGTCAAATGGCTCATATGCACCTGCCCTAGTAATTGACGCAGTGATTCCGTTACTCATAATTTATCCTTAAAAAGTGGGAGAGCCGAAGCCCTCCCATCTTACTCAACACTTTCTCATTGAGCCACCACGTTTTTTAGCGGGTGCTTTTGGAGTTTCTTTAGAACTAAACAGATTCTTAATTGCATTCACTCCGCTTTTGATAGCGTTGGGAATCATATTTTTATCTGCTTCATTCTCAGCGCGTTGGGCTTTTTCCCAGTTTGCGTAGTCTTGGTTAGCCTTTTGTGCAAATTGGTCGTCGGAGGTGCTTCCACCTCCATCAAACTTTTTTGTTGCACGCCCACCTTTTTTAAAAGTACCAGATTGCAAGCTGTTAGCCACAGGACGGCTGACGAAGTGGTGAGGCATTTTTACTGCCTTACCATCATCGACTACATTACCCCCTGTGGCGTAGTGCTTTTTTGCTGCGTGGCCTCCATGCTTGTAACCGCCTGCATTGGACTCATGAACTTCACCAGTGTGACCCATTTTCTTGCCTGCGGTAGCAGTGTCAGCAGAACGGTTTTCCCAGTCTCCGCCTTCCACTGTGTCATGCTTGAAATGACCTTCCTGTTTGCCCTTCATGGTCGCTGCTGGTATTGCACCGCCAGTAGCCTTATGATGCATCTTATGGGCTTTACCACCATGCTTGAAACCACCTGCATTGGATTCTTTGATTCCACCAGTACCGTGAGCTTTGTCACGCTTGGCTGAGTGCATTTCAGTTTCCAAATAGTCTTTCTCATTGTCCTCAATGGTGCCATGCATCTTGATTTTGCCTGGGTTCTTAGACTCATGAGTGTCTGAAGGGATAGCGCCTCCAGTGGCTTTGTGATGCATTTTGTGCATTTTTCCACCGTGTTTGTAACCTGTTGGTTTACCTTCATGGATTTCGCCTGTGCCATGGTGCTTGTCATGATGTTGACCATCAACAACCATGGTCTTCTCGAATTTCTTCGCATTACCTTTGATTGTTGTTTTGGTCTCGTCACGATCAATAGCGCCACCAGATGCCTTGTGGTGCATCTTATGAGCTTTTTCCATTGGCATAGACTCGTGATGATGGAGTTCTTTCTCCAACTTCTCAATGTGCTTTCCCATGCCCATGTGACCGCCTTTTTTCATGCCAGTCAATGCTTTTCTCACCATTGCAGCGCGAGCCATGCGAGCACGGGGATCCATCGCTGCAATTGCTGGTCTAGCCATAGGAGCCATAGGAGCGCCCATCATGCCACCGTCAAGCTTGTGCTCAACCTTGCCACCCTTTTTGTACTGGTTGGGGTTCATTGCCTTACGACGCTCAGACATAGAAGGCTTCTTAGGAGCCTTACCATGCTCAGCCTCAAATGCGTGATGAGCACCGTGCATCATGCCACCAGAAGCTTCGTGCATGGATTTGTGGCCATGCTCTTCGGCTTTCATGCCTTTGTGATGCACTTTTCCACCTTTTTTGAGCTTCAGAATGACTGAAGGCTCATCGGTGTACATTTTTACCATTGGTTTAAATTGACCCATGATGCCCTCCTATTAGGCTTGAGTTACGCCAAGAGCACCAGTGCGTGTTGCATTGGGGCCAGTTGCAATACCAGGCAATGCAATCACAACGACCAAACGTTTTACACCGTTTGATGCCGTAGAAGGCACATAAGTACCGCGCACATCACCAGTTGTTGATGTTGCAGGTGTGGTCAAATCTGCTACTGTAAATGCGCTATTGCCACCTGTGTCATTGGCTAGAGTGTTATTCCAACCCACACGAACAATGTAGCCTGCGTCAAATACACGCAAAGGTAAACCTAAAATATCTGTTGTACCAACAGTAATTGCCACTGGCAAAGAACCGTTAATTGCAATGCTAGATATTTGGTAGAAAGCTTTCTTGCCAGAGACATTAGCAACAGCAGAAGATGTTGTACCTGTAGCAATCACTTCAGACATTGCTTGTCCGTAATAATCGTATCCAGACACTGTCAAGTTACGGCTAGTGGAAATAGTTCCAGAAGCTGTAGTCAACTGAACTGCACGGGGTGTGTCCAATTGAATGACTGTTGTACCATCATTGCGAAGGAATGACTTGGCATTAGTACCAGCGGTCAACGTCAAGTTACCTGAAGCAGCAGGGGTTTGTGACGCAGCAATGTTGCTTGTGTTTAGTGTTTGAGGAATTACATCCCAGACATACTCACGACCCAAGGGGCCAACACCAACTTCCATTGGAGATGGGTCTTGCAAGCCATAGTTGCCTGAAGCGTAAATTGTGATTGAACCAGTTGCTGATGATGAAGCACTTAGCGTGTAAGTACCTGTTCCACCCGCACCAGTTACAAAAGCAGTAATGTAAGAGTTGGCTGTAATGCCAGTTCCGTTTACATACTGTCCGAGGGTGAGCGAGTCACCAGAGTTCATTGCGGTTACTGTCATTGTGGTGCCAGTTACGGAACCAGTGATAACAGCTTCACTGTTGGTTACATTGGTACCAATGTAGCCTTGGGCTGTACCCAAAAATAGATCATCTGAAAATTGAGGCATTTTTTTCTCCTTGTGGCTTGAACCACTCAGGGTTTAAAAAAAGGGGTGGAAACAACTCCACCCCACTTTGATTAGACTCCAGGTGTACCGTAGGCACAACGGGGATCTGTAAAGCCAACGTCGTAACGCTCTGTGGCTTTGTAGCGCATAGAGTCAGTTTCAAAGTCGCCTTCCATGGTCTTCTCTAGACGTCTGCGCATCAAAAGCTTGAAGCCTTCGGGAGCATCAGTCTGAACCCACCATGCTGTAGATGAAGTCAAACGTGACAACACTGCGGCACCCTCGTCAAGCAAACCGATAGATTTGATTGGGTTGATGTCGTTGTTAGCGTTGCCTGTACGTAGGACAGATTTCAACAATACTTCAGCTTGGAAGATATTGCCTGGAGCCACAATCAATTGACGTGGTACCAAACGAATACGCTTACCGTTGTTGTCAACTGCTTGGCGGATTTGAATCAACATCTGTTCGAGAGATGTTTGAGACAAAACAGCGGCTGTGGCCAACTGGTTGCTGAATGTACCGTTAACGATGGGGTGTGCTGTGCTGATCAAAGACACACCGTCACCGCCAGCGTAGGCGCTATTGAAAGCTGTGTTCAACACGTTAGCTGACAACAACTCTTTGGTCTCAACCAAAGATTGTGCCAAGTGGCGTGCGTACACTTGACCGATACGGATGTGGTCGCCATCTTCCACCAACACTTTTGTCAAAGCGAAGGCTAGGCCATACACTTTGTACAAATAGCGCTTGAGGAATAACACACCACCCTGTTGATAGGTCACTGGAGTGCCATCAGGGAGTTGGGGTGCTGCGCCAAATCCATATAGGACGGGCTCTTCGTGGTAGTTACGGGGAATGCCGTCTTCTTCGCGGAACACTCGGCTCCACTCGTCGGCACGTTGGTCATAGACTCCGTCAAAACACTCGTTAAGAATTGGCTCAACGATGGATCTAAAGTCCGTACTTCGCATTGGTGCTGCCATTGCAATACTCCTTTATTAAACGACTGCAGTAGTAGCAGCAACAAATTGAACATATGGCAACGTTACACGAACAATCGTGTATGCATCACCCCAAGCGTTGTCCACATAGGGAGCGAGATCAACGACACGCATCTGACCTTGAGCACCGTTAGCTTGGTTAGAAGCTGATGCCAAAGTTGCTTGCGACAAACCAGTGGTTGTTGAACCAGCGGTAATGTTGCTGAAGTTGTACTCGTCGCCAATAGACGTTTGAGCCATTGAACCATCTGCTTGAATTTCATAAACGATTTTTTCGTCGTTGTAGAAGTAAGCAACGCAAGTTCCTGCTGTGTAAGCAGTGCTTGCTGGCCAATAGTTAGAGATACGTGCACGACCAGTTGTATCTGTCCACTGTACGCCTGCGAATGCACCAGCGACTTGGTAGCCTGATGATGCTGCGCTATTGCCAGGGGTGGCAGAAGGAACGATTGTGCCGTTAGCAATACTTGACAAGCTTGTAGCTGTCAAGACTGCGGCTGTCACATAAGAAACTGGTTGTCCTTTTAAAATGTTTACGGACAAACCAGATTGAATACCGCCAGCAAGCGCCTGAGCGCGATCCAGACCAGAGGGGTGGAACGCAGGGCGCAAGCCAAACGGAGCATTAGTTGCTGACATAGTCAAACTCCTTTAGGTTAACCCGAAAATACGGGTGTTTTGCTTGGTTGCTGTTCAATTCCGCCAATACCTTCACCCTCAACATTTACAAGCGACTTTCCGTTGCTATCACGTTGGCCTTGGAGACTCTCAATTTGTACACGAATCTTGTCAGCTTCTTCACGAGGTTTGTCGTGATGCTGATAGGTCATGACCTCTTGGAAAATATCCATGGGCAATTTGAAAAGCAACATCTCGTTGCACGATATGTAACCTACGTACTCACCCGATTTAATTTTGTAATCTTCATAGCCTGGTAACTCTTCCGACTTAACGGGTACGTACCCAAGGCGAATCCGCTTATCAATTGAATCGTAGCTGTTGGTTGTTGAAAGCCAGCAAAGGTGCCACCCATCTACGTTGGGTAGTTTTGGCAGTGCTGATTGCGTCCACTCCTCGCTCCACATTTTTTTACGTTCCTGCGTAGAAATGAACTTATCTTCAGGTGCTTTGTGGGATGCTTCCCCGTTATCACGGTCTTGGCGACCACTTGCATTCAAAGATTTTTTTAGACGTGATTCCATGTTTTACTCCAAGTATTAGTTACGGTTTTTATTCTGACTGTCAAACTTGATGAAATTTTCAATCATCTTCGCTTTGCGCACAGGGTTCTCCCATGCACCAGCTTCCTTCATAGCACTCACTCTTTCTGGGGTGAGGATGAACTGGGTACGGTTTGTACCCCCATAAGCTGCAGATGCCTCGCGTCCTGAACTTCCCACAACATTCCTCGGTCTTCGAACAGTGGAATTACTGTCTGTGGTTTCATTATAACGATGTGGTAGAGATTTTTGCAAGCGACTATCGAGTTCATCCCAATAATCTGGATCTTTTGGATCCCAACCTTCTTCAACTAGCATTTCAGATGCCTTCAAAGTGACTTTACTGTCCCTATCTGTGCCGTCTACTTTATACCAACTGTGCTTGTTAATCCATTGAGCAGCGTTTCTCTGCGTCTCTGGGTCAGGCAACCTGATGTTGTCAAGATTTTGTTGCTGTGGGGCTTGTGTTGCCTGTCTTTTTATTTGATTGAGTTGGCTTAGGTTGGCTTTTGCCTCATCTAAAAGGTCTTGAGCCTCCACCATGGCTTGTCCATCATTGGAACTTACCGCCTCAGCCATCTTCATCTTGGCATATTCCAAGCGAACTTGGGTGTCCTCGATGTTTTTGTCGATCCGCATGACGTCTGACTGGCGTGTTCTGCTCTCCACCTCTGTCAAACGACGCTTAAACTCCTCGTTTTCACGTTGGAGTTGTTGCAAACGGAGGTCTTTTTCCTCGTTTGTCTTGCGAATCAGGTCTTTTTTAGCTCTACGACGGTTTCTTTTAGCGTCTCTGAGCGCTTGATCATCATCTGGATGGTCTGCATCCTCATCTTCAACCGTTCCACCTTCTTTTTTCTCAGGTGGAGTTGTTGCCACATCATTTAATTGATCATCTTCGTCATTTGTGAGCAAGTTTTCGTCTAATTCAACGACAGCAGAGCCGTCTTGCGCCTCTTCTATCTTTAAATCTGGTGTTTTTTTATCTTCTGCCATGATATTTTCCCTTATACGTATGTTTTGAACGACAACGGATCATCTGTGATGGCCGAAATCAGTTCGTGGTCGTTGATAGTCATGAACAAAACAGGATCTTCACCGTCTTCAGTAGGAACATTGCGTTCCCACCTGTCCCCACCCCATCTAGGAACACGGACAAAGTCTCCAAGATCAGCCCATGAGCCTTCAGCCCACGGTTGCATGGTGTCCCTGTTCTTGAACGCGAGTGGGCCAATAGCCACGACCTTGCCGATCATGTTATTCCACTTTTCATTCTCTTTAGTTTCATTAACAATGATGAATCGTCCAACAGTTTTTTTAATTCTGCGCAATTGCACGATTACTCGACCACCGAAGGGGCGTTGCCCTGGGTTTACGTCTGGGAATGCCCATGCTAAATCTTCTGCATTGGGCGTACCTTGGCTTCCCTCAATAGTAGGGATCTTCTCTTTCTCACTCATACTAACTCCTAAAAAACACCATATCTCAGGTGCATCGTTAAAGCGCTTTTCAGCGCGGCCTCAGTCGCGGAGTGCGACCTATTCTCTTCCTTCTTCTTCCTCAGCCATGCGGTCAAATGAGTTCATGACGTATTGCAGTCCCTGATACTCACCGACCATGCGCTGATAAGCCTCCCAAGTGGTTGCGTTCCCGAAGGCAAGAGACGCAGCTAACTCGGCTTGGCGAAGTTTGATCACGTGGATCAATTGTTCAATCATTTTTTCTTAGACAAAGGGGAAGCAGTTTTCTTACCGCCATCCTTCATGCTTTGTCCGTTCACAGGTGCGCCTTGAGCCAAGCGCTTGTGTTGGGGTACGTTGATGCTCTTTTGTTCTTGATCAGATGTTGACATTTGGGGCTCCTTGGGGTTGTGGCGGTTGCGCCTGTGGTTGTGCCATGGGTTGTCCCATAGGCGGTTGCATCTCAGGCGGTTGTGCCTGAGCTATGTTTTGGATTGTCTCATGCGTTAGCTTGGCGTTCTCAATCGCAATTTTTGTTTGATTGTCCATCTGCGTTTTTTGCATATCCGCTTGCAACTTGGCTTGCTCATACTGAGATTTGGCTTGATCAGCTTGCGTTTTGCGTTGTGTCTCAGCCATGCTTGTCTCTTTAACGACTTGCTCGGCTGGGGGTAGATTACCCTGAGCTGCTTGGGCGCGTTGTGATGCCACTTGTATAAGTTGTTGGAAGGCGGGTACAAACGCTTTAAACACGTCTTTGGTATCCAACTCCACATGTGCGCCAACGGTCGTGTATAGCTTGTCTATGGTAGCTGTAAGGCTAGGATCATCATAGTTGTTGATTGGCTTGCCACCTTGCGACTGTGCCACATATGCATTACTGCGGTTCAAGTACCACAATGTCATGTGTTGCTTGATGTGTTCAATCAAGTTGTTAATGTAGTTGGGGTCGGCAAACGGTGACTGACCAAAGAATGGATTCAATCCGAATTGCAGGTGATCTTGGATGTGTGCAATATGGTCTTGTTGCATGTAAGCGTATGAAGGCTGTCCTAGCAACATGGCTGCGTTCTCATCCGCAGAAGTCCTTTGCTCAGGCGCTGGCACATCCTTCATCAATTCATTCACGTTTGGCACTTTCAATTGCTTGAGGAAACGTGACAACACTTGACTCATGTTGAACTGGTCTGGGTGCTTTTCAGCCAAGGCCAACACAGCTTGGTTCTGAGCCATGCGTTGGGTCTCAGAGAAGATGTGTGGATCTGATACAGGAACAACGTCTGTATTGCGTGAGAAGTCTTCGCGTTCAATTTCTAAGTCAGCAACAACTTCAGACTTGCGCATCTCATCAAAGTGCCAACGGTTCAGTCTGCAAAGGATCTTTAGTACCCTTGCTTGTGATTCATGCATCCTTGCGTGGATGGCAGAAAAGACTGCTGCACCTTGCTCAATCAATGCCTGAGTTGTACCCACAGGGGCTTGTGCATTGACATCAGCAATCTTTTCTTCACTGGTGCTGACTACCCCCTTAGCTGCGGTGTCAAGCCATCCTAAAAGCTCAAATAGCACTGCGCTAGGTGGATTGAACGGCATGGGCATGGCTATTGAACGGATGTCGTTAACGCCAGGTGCTCCCTCAACTTCAACAATTTGAGTGATGTCAACCTGTTGGGATTGGCCACTAATCTTAGCCCCCTTGAGCTTGAGCATGGTGGCTGCGTTGTTGATGTGAGCAGAGTCCAGAAGCGCTCTAAGTGATCCAGTTAGGGCAGCGGACAATCCACCAATGAGATGAGGGAGACCAATCGCATATGCACCCCTCCAAGGGATAAACTTAAACTCCACAATCCAATCCAACTTGGTCATGGTCTCATCTTCTTCTTCCCAATTTCTGTACAAGCCAACAACCTCGTTGTCTAACTCGTCAATCATTAGGATATAAGGCACCATCTTGCCCTTGCTGTACTTGTCCTCTTCCAACTCAAGGTAGGTGTAGATGTGGTAAACCTTGCGCAATCCGTCTTTGTTGTCCTCCCACTTTTTACCTTCAATCTTGTCGTTGGCTTTCTGTGGTTTAGTTTGATCGGGCTCAGACACCGCTTGAATGACGTTCACATCACGGTACATTCCACTGGCAATGCGACGGTTAAACTCCCAATGGGTAATTTCATGCACCTCTGCAGCTCGTTGGGCTGTATAGAAATTGGTCGCAGCAAACGGTAGTATCACCCTATCAATTGGCAAAAACTCCACACAGGGCCGTTTTTTGTCTTCATCAAACCATAGCTTAAAGTATTGTGATCCACCCAAGGGCAACTGAGTCAGCAACTGTTCTTGTTCATCGCGGAACTCTTCAATCTGCTCTGTAATTTGCCAGTTTAGATAGTCACGCTTACGCTCAGCCTTCTGAGTCTTCATCTCATCGACTTTGCCAAGGATCTTAGTCCTGACAGGGCCATCTGGTGGGAACATCTCTTTGATGGCGCGAGCAGCGAAGTCAACGCAACCCTCAGCCATCGCTGGGTGCACAACCTTAGACGCTCCCATGAAGGTAGCACCGCCAGGGGCATCATTCCCCATGCCAGTACGTTTTAATCCCTCTTCGTATTGCTTATCTCTTAGTTCACGGGCTTCTTTGTCATTCTTGACTAAATCCATGTAGCGCATGGCAATAGTACGAAGTTCACCTTCGTCATAGTCTTCTGCCATGTTTGCATAAAAGTCTGGATTCTCTTCTGGGCCACTGCTTGGTATGGTGACAATCGCTGAACCGTCTTCTTGCTCTTCGGTTTCCATCTCAGGCATGTCAACAATAGCCGAACCGTCTTCTTGCTCGTCAATGTTCATATCGTCTTGGTTACTCATTATTTTTTCCTCATCAATTCAAGAATCATAGTATCCAAGTTTTTGTTAATCATAACATTTGGTTTGGGCGCATGATAAGGCATATCTTCATCTTCACCACGACGCATTGCTAAGTGACGTTGTGCAATTGGGTTTTGCTCAGGGAATGCATGGAAATCATCATCACTATAACCCCAATGTCTTTCACCAACCAAACCACCGTCCGCTTTGCGAATAATCTTAATTGGTTGTGGTGCAACATATTCTTTGTTTGCGCTTCGTAACTGATCTTCAGGTTTGTCAATTACGTATTCACCTTTTGTTTTTACAGCATGTTTGATGTCTTCATCACTTACATTATGTGTAAATGATGTTTGATGTCCCACATTGCTAGTAGATTCAGTTGGTGTGGTCATTAAAATATGACCAGCAACTTTGCCATTTTTAGTCATATAACGATTTTTGACTTGTTTGTTTAATACCTCTTCATCTTTAAATCTTGAGTCAGTAGGAATCATGTGTGGAGTACCGTCATCATTGTGACCAACTTGCACTAAACGTGGATGAAGAATATGTTGTCGTTGATAGTCAAATCTCAAATCATTTAAAGTCTTGTGACCATAATGGGATTTGTCTTCTGTTGTTGGATGACCCAATCCATTGAAATGCCCTTCAGCGCCTTCTTCTCTTTCTTCTTTGGTCAATTCGTTTTGTGGACGTCCTGTAGACCAATACTTAGCGTGTTTGATGGTTTTTTCCATGTTTTTTGCCATGGGTGATCCACGTTTTACATTTGTAACCATATAAGAACCTTTGGGTGGTGTTTTGTGTCCTTGTTCATTCACAAAATCACCTCTGTTGTCAGCCGCCAAAATTGTGTTTCTTACTCTTGCTTTATCACGAGATATGTTTTCAGCAATTGATTGTCCATGCTTGGTCTTAGGGCCAACATTGGAGTGAGTCACATAGTACCCATTTTCAGGGTCATGCAACTCATTGGTCTTCCCATATGAATTAGCAATAATTGGTGGTTTTCCTTCTTTTGCACGTTGTTCATTCAAATGGCGAATAACATGACGAGAAGACACATCTGTTTCATCCACTACATTAGGACGAAACAACATTCTTTTGTTTTGTTTATCTGCTCTTTCTGTAGCATTTCTAATTGAACCTGTATGGGCTAATATCCAATCTTTAGTCATTTCAGGATCATGTTTTGCAATGGCGTGACCTGCACGACGACTAGCGGCTGCCGCGTACTGTGATTCTGAATTAGGTGCAAAACATGTACCCTTACTTGTGTCAACAATTCCTTTGGCATCAGTACCACCACCACAACCTTCGGTTTGACCAGGGCAAGTATTAATCACTTTGTAATCCATATTTTTGCCATGGCCTCTAGGATACAAAGCATGTCCTGCTATACCTTTAGATGCATATCCAACATAAGATCGACCTTGTGAGTCATGTTCATGATGAACGGTATCTAATTTTTCAGATTCGTCTAGTGTGTCTTTGTTGTGTTTGATAAACTTAGCTGAGCGAATGCGATTTAATGCATTTGATTCATTTTGTAATTGGATTTCTCTTGGTTGGGCAAAATGTTGACTTAGTATATCTTTGTGAATTTTTGCCATTTGCCCAAGTGTTAAAGGCTCACGATGTTCTGAACCATATATTTTAGCTCTTGCACTCATCATATTTTTTAACCCTTCAGCACTTGCTTTAGGGTTACCTTCAATCAAATGACGAGGAACAACAATTCCCTTAACGCCACCTGATCCTTCAGCTTTAACTTCAACACGTTTAGATTTTTCAGTTTTCTTTTTGGACAATTCTGCTTTCATATCCTCAACTGATTTAGGTGTACCTCCTTTAGCTAAACCCTGTGGGGTCTGTGGAGGCGTCATAGCACTCAACGCTTGTCCTTGTGGTGTCAGGTTAAGGATATTGCTTTGTCCACCTTGAGGGCTTGGAGGTGCTCCCAACGGGCTTTGTGGGGCTTGTGGAGCATTGGGACTATTGGGTGGATTCATGTTTGGTATTTCTTGCTTTACCAATTGCATGCCAGGGGTTATGTTATCCATGTCCACACCACCAACACCTAAGTTGCCATCTCTATTGGGTTGGATGTAATACTTGGGAGACAAGTCAGGCGCTTCATTGGCTCCAATAGACTGAATGCCATACTTTGGAAACGTACTCTTGTTTTGTAGCGCCATGCGCATTTGTTCGATTGTAGGTTGCACGTTGCCTCCTTCGGCTTTATGGATGACTCCACCTGTTTTGTACAAGGGTAGTCCGTTCTTTAACACGTCTTCACGCAATGATTCTGATATAGGGAAGTGGTGCAATTGAGCAATTTTTGCTGGATCTTCATATACCATTTCACCAACTTGCAATCTATTGGCAGGTTCTTTTTCTATTTGATGGCTATTCAATTCCATCTTGACGCCATGTTTTTTGCCCACGGCATTGAATATGTTGGGGACTTTCTTGTCGTAGAACCCCTTCATGCCTTCACCACCAACCTCAAGATCAAGTCCTGAATATTCTGTTGGATGAGCTATGTAATTCTTATATAAAGGATCAACAACTTCATTTGGCGCATCACTCTTTAAAGCAGTCCTATAAACTTGTTTTGCTTCCAATCTTTTATTGTGATTTTCAGCAATTTTGTTTGCAAGTTCTTTTCCAATGTGCTCATGTAATTCATCAACAGGAATGTTTTTGGATAAAACCATTCTTCCTTCGTGATCAAATGCTCTTAAATCTCCAAGCTCATCATAGTTGAGTTTACTAATGTGCTTAGCTAAACCATACCGATCAGCTTGTTCCTTACCAGGCGTCATGACAATTCCATGGTAGCCCTTCTCAGCAGCGTGATGGATCAATCGTTTGATGGCCATCTCTTCCCAGTTCTTTTTAAATGGGGCGTCTGGTGGAGCAAAATTGTTTGGTAATGATAATAATTCATCATGAATTTCTTTTGGAATCGCTTTATTGTTTTGAATGTAAGGAGCCGCCAAATCCGATAATTCTTTTCGACGCTTTTCAATTTCTTCTGTGTGATAACCTTTTTCACGCCCTTGCTGATGCCAATCAGACTGTAGCTCCTCAAGGTGCAATAGCTTCTCACCATTTAAGCCAGTACGGTCTTTAAGACGCATCGAAGCTATGATGTTGGGTTCGCCATGGAAGTGTGATGGGACGCCTCCAAACTTACCTTGTGGGTCTTTGATCAACATCTCGCGGTAGTTCTCACCACCAGGCAATGTGTATTCGGAGTGAACAGCTGCAGGGTCAGCCAATCCTTGTCTAACTAACTTGTCAGCTTCTTTTTGGTATTCTAAATACTTATTCTGATTGGCGTTTTCAACGAAGTCATCATAAGTTTCTGACCAATCATCACGCATCCTTGGGCTAGTTCCAATCTCTCGATTAGCGTATTCCCTAGCATCTCTGTCTATTAACTCTTGGATTGTTTCGTCGTTGCCACCTTCAGTCAGTACCTTCTCATTGATCTTGTGCGCTGGTTTTCTTGCCAGTTGACCAAGGAACTGCTCATGCGTCATCTTAGGCGCACTCATCAATTCTTCTAGACCACGCTCTTTAATCTCAGTGGGCTTGACGCCAGGCAATGCCATCAACTCCTTGAGGAACTCAGAGCCAGTTCCTACCTTACGCTTAAGAGCCTTAGCGCCCATGTCCAGTGCTGAATAGAAGGGTCTGCCCTTTCCGATTAACTCATTCATAAGGGGCGCTCCTCTATCTCTAAGTGATGTGCGTGGGTGACTTGTCCACCCTTGGCTTTGGTGATGTCTGGTTCGTTGACGTCGTATGTGCCACGGTTTCCAATGGCTGACTTAATCTGTGTTGGTTGGAGCATGATGACTTCGTGTGCTCGACCAACCTTGTAGGGATCAGCATGGATGATGCTGTCGTATCCATCTTCCTTGAGTAATCTAACCGTTTCAGGTGTCAGTAGGTCAGGGAACTCGCTGTGCCCTTTAGCGTAAGCAGCTCGTGCATACTCGATCATGCCTTTGTCGTCTAAGTACAGTGGCACCTTAGCCTGAACATGGACTGGCATCACATTTGTGCCTTCCCTGAACTGCGCGTCTCTTCCACCACTGATGTTGTGCATGGCTGGCTGATGATGGGGATCGGTCGATAACCATGTAGCGTTACCACTGATAGTTGGATCAAACCCCTCGCCTTGGAACTCTTTGAAGTTAGCAGGTGTTGCGTGATACAGCTTTTCTTTTATCTTGCTTGGTGACAAGAACTTCTTTAGATTGGCATTACGTTCACGTTTAGGCAACACCTTGTTTAGAGCAAGGCGCATCTCGTCTAGTGTGGGTTTCTTAGCCATGGTCAGATTATGCCCTTGATCTATGTTTGGTTCAACCCCAGTGGAGTTGTTGCCACGTGGAGTTGTTGCCACGTGGAGTTGTTGCCACGTGGAGTTGTTGCCACCTTACTGAGCATAAGGGTTGGCTCGTCCCTTGTTATTGTACTCATCAGCGTCCAAGATGTCTGAGTCCTCGTAGGGATCACGCCTTGGCATGTCGATGCTGATCCATCCAGCGTCCCGAAGGTATCTCAACCCTTGGCTGATGCAGTCCACGAACTCGTCGTGTGCGGTCTCAGGGAAGGAGCAGATCTGGCTCACCATGCCTTCAGCCCAGTCCTTCACGTATCCTTTACGGACGGATGACTCGGGCACCCACACTCGACCAGCCTTGATGATGTTTGCCACAATGGATAGCCGTTGGATCTTGTCGGCTCGCCCAGGGTTGTATGCAATGACTGGGATGTGCGCCCTCTGTAAGTCTTGGATCAATGAGATGCCAGCGGACTTGTCCTCCACCAGAACCACGTCCACGAGCTTCTTCTCTCTTCCTTCCCCATATGCCACCTCGAACTCCTCAAGGACTTTGGGGCGGAGGTCAGGATACTGTAAGTGTTCTTGCCAACAGTCGAGCACCATGACGCACATACCTCCATCCAGTGGCTTGAACACGCCTAGCGTGATTGATCCTGTAGGGTCGTTGTATGTCTTGTCTGATGTGGCGCAGTCATAGGACTGGATAATGTACTCAAGCTTGGGGAAGGGCTTGCCATCTGGCCATAGTCTGAACCAATCCCTCTTGACGATACCATCCGCCTCTGGGTCAATCAACTCGGCATAAATCTCTTGGCGTCCGAGCTTGGTGGATTCATACTGGAGAATCTGCTTCTGGAAGTTCTCCGCCAGATTCTTAATGTTCGAATAGGTCGATGCCCGTGTGATGGCCACGTCATCCCCCTCACGTCCCACCAGATCAAGGATCAAGTCTTTGGGCTTTGGAGTTGTGGTGCAGATCAGCTTGGTCTTCTTACCCAGTCGGAGGCCGAACTGCATCATGTCCCACGCCTCTTGGATGTACTCCCAAGCTGCCAACTCATCACACCATCCACCGTGGAATTGTGGCCCCCTAAAGCGCTCAGGCTCCGAGGCAGCGATCCCCTTGATGAATGATCCATTCGTCAGGTGTATCTCATGGAGACTGGAGTTGTACTTCTCAATCAGCATTGGGGGAATAATGGTCATCAACCCTGAGTCACCCTCAAAGCATGTGCCCTTCAAGTCCCCTGAAGTTGGAGCCGATACTAGCCAACGGGTGCCAGGCTGACTCCATGCCCACCATGCCAAGCATTCGGATGCTGCTCTGGTCTTGCCAGCGCCACGGCCCGCGAGCATCAGCCAAATACTCCACCAATCCCCTGATGGCTCAATCTGATGCTTATGCGCCTTTTCCTTCAGCCACTGGTACTGCCATAGGAATACTGTCTGATCAACGACTGATAAGTTTAGGAACTCCTCTTGAGTCTTGGGGTCGAGGAGGACTTCGTCAATGACTTCGCTCATCTATGCTTGAAGTGGTTCATTCTGCCACCTCATAGGTCATCTCAAAGATGTCTGACTTACATGGATAGTGCTCACCCTTCACGCCAGTGATGATCCAGTCGCCTGTACTGACAATGTGATGGCCTTCAAGGGTTTTGATGGCGTATTCTCCTGTTGGAATAATCCTAATCCATCCATTGATCTCCTTGGGATTACCCATGACCTCATAGACCATTGGGTGATCTCCCATCTTGAACCACTGGGTGGCTTCGATCACCACAGGCTTCTTGCGGAACTTCATTGGGATTGCCTCGAAGCTTTAATGTTCTCCAACAACTGGCCAAACACATTGATGTTGTGCTCAATGATCACTGGTGCAGTATCCGATCCAGTCAACTCAGTCCTTGCCAGTTTGGGGATGTGATACTCCACTACGCTTTGGAACAGGTCAAACGCCTTCGCTGGGTTCGGTGGGATGACATACTCATCAGTGGGCTCACCGTTCTCATCCTTCTTACGCACTCCATTCGCTACTTGATCGAGCCATCCAGAGAGCCTATAAGCGTTTCCATCCACAAATGAAGCTATAGCTATCCTAGCGTCTGATGTCGCCTTGTTGGGGCTTCCTGATGGTCTCCCCGCGCCCTTCTTATTAGGAGTCATACTCTCCTCCCAATATTTTTAAATTGTTTATTACCTATTGATAACTTTAGTGTTAACGACATGATTTCAGTCCTTTCGCACAATATTTCAGTGCATAGCCTGAAGTTTATCTTATTCTGCTTCGCTTCTCAAGATTCTATGTTCTGCGAACTTCCTATAGGCTTTCAGTTGTTCGTTCTCTTCTTTGAGGCGCGAGATTTCTCCTTGCATGTGCCTCATTCGGCTCATAGCCTGATCTATCCA